TTGAGCTGAAGAACACAATTGGTACGACTGAGGTTGGAAAAATTATTCCGGCCACCAATCTTGGTTTGCAGTTACCAAACCAAATGCGCCTTACCATCCGCGACATTTTGGCAGGTGGCAGCATGAGCGGGAATCTCATTGAATATGTTCAAATGAAAGAATTCACCAATAATGCAGCAGTAGTTGCAGAAGGTGCAAACAAGCCAGAATCTGGAATTACATTTGAAGATAAAGATGCCAAAGCAGTAGTAATTGCTCACTGGTTAAAAACGACCACTCAAATGTTAAGTGATGCGCCAGCATTGCAGTCATTCATTGACAACATTTTGCGCCATGGTCTTGACATCAAGCTTGAAAAGCAAATTCTTGCTGGTGATGGAACCAATGGCAATATGCTTGGCTTAATCCCTCAAGCGACTGCTTATGCTCCGCCTGCAGGTGCTCCAGCAACGCCAAACATGTTTGATGTATTGCGTTTTGCAATGCTTCAAGTTGTATTGGCCGATGACTTTGCAAACGGCCATGTACTCAACCCAATTGACTGGGCGTTGATGGAAACGCAAAAAGATGCAAACGGCAACTACATCATCGGGAACCCGCAATCACAAGCGGTTCCAACATTATGGGGTCTGCCTGTAGTTCAAACCGCTGCAATGGATGCAGGTAAATTCTTAACAGGTGCATTCAATACTGCAGCTCAATACTTTGAGCGCTGGGGTGCTGCTGTGCAAATCGGTATGCAGGGCGATGATTTCACATCAAATAAACGTACCTTACTTGCTGAAACCCGTGGAGCATTAGCTGTTTATAAGCCTAAATCGCTTGTATATGGCTCTTATACTCCTGCTACGGGTGGTTAATTCATTTTGGGGTGGTGTTCGTCACCATCCCATTTAGAGAGGCCAAAATGAAAGAATATGAAGTTTTACGCCCACACTTTGGAGATAAAGACTACAAAGAGGGCGATATTCGAACCGCAGATCCAAACGTGGTAAGGCATTTGGTAGAAAATAAAGTTTTACGTGAATACCAAACAAAAGTTGATCCACCAAAACCAGCTACAAGACGGAATAATTCAAAATGATCACACTCGAACGAGCTAAGTTGCAATGTCGAGTTGATCACGATGATGAGGATGTGCTTTTTCTTGAATGGATAGCTCAAGCTGATGAAGAAATAGCGATCGACATCGACCGAAAAATTATTTCAAATGAGTCAGAAAGAACCTCTGAAACAGACATTGTGGACTGCAAGAAGTTAGATAATGCCCGGTTGATATTTATTGAGTATAAGTACAGCCGAAGTCTAGAAGGAAAACCTCAAGCATATTGGGATATTTTGCAGCCTATTAGAGAAATGGGGGTCTAATATGCCCAGCATTACTCCAAAGCTTAAACACCGCATCACTATTCAGAAAGCAATTCAAACCCAAGACCAAAACACTGGAAAATTAATCACCTCATGGTCTAATTTTGCAACAATTTGGGCTGAAGTTACCGACCTTTCAACAAGGGATGTTATTGCGGCCAAAGCGGCCAATAGCTCGATACAGGCCCGTGCTAAGGTGCGATATAGCAGCACAACAAAACAAGTTGATAGCACAATGCGGGTACTTTTTGATGGGTACTTTTACAAGATTGATGGTAACCCTATGCGAGATCCCGACTCACGCCGTGAGTATTTAACCATCAACTTATCTACAGGCGAAAAAGCATGGAATGGGTAAATTATGTCAACTCAAATACATGGTTTGGAGCCTGCTTTAAGAAAAATGCAGGCAATCGGTAATGAAAAGACTGTCAAACGTATCGCCCGTAAAGCTATGCGGCAGGCAATTAACATTGCTCGGGATGAAGCCCGTCAAAAAGTTAAACGGCTAGATGATCCCACCACTCCTGAAAAAATTTGGAAAGAAATTGTTGTTCAAAATGGCCGAAGTAGAAACAAAAACACTTTGGTTATGCGCGTGGGAGTGCGTGGTGGGGCACGTATTCCATATACAAACAATGCTCAAAATAGACGTGCTGGGCGTGTTGGTCAAACTTATCAAACTGATGGCCGAGTCTTTTACTGGCGATTCCTTGAGTTGGGTACAAGTAGACAACCCGCAACACCATTTTTAAGACCAGCGCTTTACGAAAACATTGAACAAGTTACCGATAAATTTGTTCAGGTGTTTAATTTTGAACTCAGTGTGGTTTTAGGTGCAGCTTAATGATTGATGTTCCAATTTTTAAATTAGCCAGAGCAGATCCAGCGGTTAAGGCTCTACTTGAAAGCGATGGAATTTTGCGAGTCTGGAAGTTTGGAAGTGCTCCAGATGAGCCACAAGCGCCATATGTGACATGGCAAACAATTTCTGGTGATTCAAATAGCAACCTTGATTCACGTCCTGTTTCAGATAATGCAATTATTCAAATTGATGTATACGCAACTGATGAGGATGTTGTTGATCAGGTTGCGAAAGCAATTCGCTTTGCAATTGAACTTGATTGTTATGTGGTTCGTTATGGTGAGGCAGATAAGGACCCCGTAACAGGCATGCCTCACTATTCTTTTGATGTTAGCTGGATCGTAAACCGCTAATAAAACTTAAACCATATTTTCACTTAGCACCCATTTCGGGTGCTTTTTTTATGCCTAAAATTAAGGAGCGCTCTTAATGGCTAATGTTAAAACTCAAAAAACACAGTTATTTACTGTGTTAAATGGTCAAGTGGTTCGTTTTGTTTGCTCTAAACGGATTGACTTGGGGCAAGATTCATTTCAAAAAATTGATGTGACTTGTCTTGATGCAGAATCAAAACAGTATGTTCGCGGTATGCGTGATCCAGGCGAAGGTGCAGTAGAAATCGATTACGATGATACGAACACCAGTCATGACAAATTAATTGAAATTGCCGAATCTGGAGAGATTTTAGAATGGCATGTTGGTTCGGGTCATGCTTCCACCGAACCAACTTATGATGCTACTACCGGTATTGATCTGCCAAAGGATCGTATGTGGTGGTCATTCAAGGGTTATATTAATCCTACTGCACCGAATGCATTTGAAGTCGATTCTGTAGTTGGTTATTCATTCACATTGATTCGTACTTCTGGCGTAACTTCAATTAAACGCACGGTGGCTCCATAATGGCTAAGATCAGCATTACAGACTTAAAGCAGAGTGTAACTACTCTAAACGTTCCAGTTAAAAAAGCCGTAAAGTGGAATGTTGAAGCGACTGAAAGTAATATTGGGTCACTTAAAAAATTGACGAAAAACAATTCATTAGAGCTTGGTGATATTGTTGAGCTTGAAGCTGATATTTTTGTTAAAAAAATGAACTTCAAGGAAAGTCGCGAGGCATCCAAAGCAATTGAATGGGATCTTAATTATGAGAATCTTGAGGATTCAAAAGTTAAGAAAATCGATTCAACTCACATGCAAGCTGCTCAATTACTTGGTTCAATTTGCTCAGATCAAAAGGGAACACCTTTTTTCTCAAGTGTTAATGACATCTATAAAGCAGAGCCTAGTTTAATAAATGCTATGTATGCTGCTGCTGATGAAGTTAATAATTTTTTGGGAAAGTCTCGGAAGAAGAGCTTGCAGACAGAGAACTCCTCATTGAACTCGTCCTCAACGGAATCGGCGGAAACACTTTAGCAGAAGCCGAATTAAACATTAGTCATAAAGAGTTGATGGAATGGAGAGCCTACCGTCAAAAGTATGGCTCTCTTTTCTTTGGTCGCCGTTTAGAGCAAAGCTTTGGAAGCTGGATGGCACATTACACAGGCTTCAAAGTTAAAGAGGGAACAAAAGTAGACCCTTATATATTTATGCCTCATGAAACGCCTCCAGACGATGACAATTCATTGTCATTAGAGGAATATCTAGAAAGGTTCCATAGTAACTAGCCCTGCCATAAGGTGGGGCATGTGACATTTACATACCGTTTTGTTAAATTGATTAAAATTTAAAAAACGGTGTGTTTATGAAAAAAATTGTTTTATTGGGTTTAATTTGCCTACCTGTTTTAACAATTGCAAATACGACTCCATCCATTAAAACTTCGGAAGATTGCAAGTTAAGAGGATTTAATTTACTTGCTTATGATGCGAATTTCAAAGGGGCATTTGATTTCAAGCTAATGGAATTTGGAGGCATGAAGTCAACAGATTTTGATGTTGATAGCTGTATTGGTAAGAATAATGTCGCAAATGGTATTTTAACTGCCGAATATGCTCAAAATAAAAATAAAATTGTTGGGCAGCATTTGAAGAGTTTCGTTGCATTTGATCCTAAAAACAAAGAGATTCTTGTGGCTTTAATAGATGAAGAATCGAAGAGTTATATAATTGGCAATAAAACACCCAATCTAATTTCTGCATTAAAATCATCATTTAGCTCAAATGATATTTTTAAAAAAATAGATTTAACATCAACATTAACTTTTTCAAATTTTAATGAAATTAATGAAACAGATAAAAGTAATGTTGAAGAGTCTCAAGCCATTGAAAAGAGAATTGAAGAAAATAAAAGACTTTTTAGCATTGCTTCTGCAAATCTTAAAAAATCAAACCCAAAGGATTTGATTTATAAAAATTCTACCTATCAAGGTTTACTCAAAGATGGAGAAAGTAAGAACTCAAAAATTACAATTACTGCGATTTTAGATAAAAATATAAATGTTCCACTTTCTAAAAAGGATATCTCACACAATTTATATTTCATTTCTGACTTAGCTAAAATTGGATTAAAGAATCCATACTCTTTTCGTCCGAGAAGCGCATTTGTAAAACAAGAAGGTGCTTTACTTAAGATTAGTATTGAGTACACTGCACAAAATTCATATGGAGCAGATGTGGTAGGTAATGAGTACAAAATTTTATTTTTAGGAAAAGATGGGAATTACCATACCGAAAGATGACAAAAAGCACCCTAAGGTGCTTTTTTAATGCGCTGTGTTTCTTCATATGATTGAACTTTCAGAAATATTTTAAAGATTTTTTAACTTTTCACGAAGTAATGATCTTATGAGCATTGCTAGAAACATGAAATCGAAAATTAGCAATTAAATAGACTTACACATAACCCGACCAAGTGTCGGGTTTTTTTATGTCTGGAGAAAAGGCATGGCGACAAATTCACTTGGCAGATTAACCCTAGATCTAGTGGTTCAGACGGCTAGTTTTTCAGAGCCACTAAGTAGAGCTGAACGGCAGGCGCGAACATCGAGTCAAGGGATTGCTAATTCTTTAAATATTGCTGCTATTGCTGTAAGTGCATTGAGTGGAGCAGTGGCTGGTCTTTCAGTGGCTCAGCTTGTTAATTTTAGTGATCAAGTTATTCAGACTGGAAATGATATTCAAAAGTTTTCAAAACTTGCGAATGCTTCAGTGCGTGAATTTCAGTATTACGCCAAAGGGGCAGAAACTGCTGGAATTTCAATGGAATCTTTCGCAGATAAAATGAAAGATATGCAAGATCGAATTGGCGATTTTCAGCAGACAGGTGGTGGACCATTAGCCGACTTTTTTGAGAATATTGCACCACGTGTTGGTGTTACAATTCAACAATTTCAAAAGCTGTCTGGCCCAGAAGCGCTTCAATTATTTTATAACTCATTAGAAAAAGCTGGTGCTTCAACTAATGACATGAAGTTTTACATGGAAGCGATTATTTCTGATTCTTCTTTGTTAATTCCACTATTAGAAAAAGGTGGTAAAGGTTTTAAAGAATGGGGCGATGCAGCTGAAAAAGCTGGCGCAATTATGACTGATGAATTGGCCGCGAATCTTTCGGAAGCTAAAAAACAGTTAATGCTGATGGATTTACAATGGCAGGGCTTAGAAAATCGACTAATAAATAATGTAGTTCCAGCAGTCAAAATGGTTATTGATAATTGGGGCGAAATAAAAGCCATTGCGATTGCTGTTTCTGCTGGTATAGCAACCCGATTTGTTCCGGCTTTAGTTCTTGCATCTTATCAACTTGGTCAAACGGCATTATTTGCCGCTCGTGCTGGTATAGGTCTTTATAGTTTTTCTAAATCGGCAGGTGTAGCTAGAAGTGCTATAGCTTTACTTGGTGGTCCCGCTGGATTGGCAATGTTAGCAACACAAATTGCTGTAGCTGGTGGTGCATATTATCTAATGACTCAACAGACTAAGGATGCTACAGAGGCTCTGAGTGACCAAGGTCTTACAATTGATGAGTTAAAGGAAAAATATAAAAGCTTTACCGCAGCACAGTTAGCTATAAAAGGTATTGAGGCAAGTGAGGAGGTTGAAAAACAAACCAAAGAACTAAAAAGTCTTTTTACAGCTTTAGAACAATTTGAGAACGACTTGAAAGTTCAAGGTGATATTAAGCAATTTACAGCGATTCAAGCGTACCTTGCTAGCTTAAAACAAGGTGGGGATGAAGCTAAGAATGCTTTTGCTCAGCTACAAAAGCAAGGCTTGGTTAGTGAGAGTACACTTAAGTTTGTTGCTGAATTAGATACAAAAATTAATGCTGCTAATAACACTATAGATCGTCAAAAAGAGATCCAAAAATTAGTTAAAGATGCCACCAATGATGCAACAAAGGCACAGCAAGACCAAGCAAAAGCCTTAAACATTTCAACGGAGGCATATAAGAATTTAACTAAAGCTCAACGAGATTACATTACCCAAGCTAAACAAGATGTACTTAGGGAAGGGTATATAAAGACACTTGTAAGAGAGGGGGTAAGTGTAGATAAAGCGAATGTTTATGCAGATGCACAAGTCGCAACAAATGGAGAAAATGCTTTTAAAGCACCATTGTCAAAGGATGTGCTACTTGCTGCCCGCGAGAACTTCAATCTAAAAAACTATACTTTTGGGAAAGCTGAGTTAGAGGCAATTGCTCGTGCGCAAGGTATTGCTAAGGCAAATAATTTTGCTCAGATTGAAAGTTTGTATGGTTTGCCTGCTGGAACATTAGCAGCCTTGATTCTTCAAGAGTCTGGAGCTAATGCCGGGGCAAGAAGCCATACCGGGGCAATAGGTCTTTTCCAAACAACGAGTGTGTTTAGAAAGCAATATAGACTTAATGCCAAAAGTTCTACTGAAGAAATTGCAACAGCAGCAGCTAAAGACTTGCAAAAACACTACCAAGAATTTGGTGATCGTGCAAAAGCCTTAATGGCCTACAATGCAGGTGCAGGTGGCTTAAGAACCTATTTGAAAGGTGGTCTATCAGATAGCAAGCGCAAAGAGGTTGCTGGTTATGTACCGGGTTTCCAGAAATGGTTTGCAGGTGTGAATGGTAAATCAAGTGTTGATAATTCAATTTTAATGCCTACACAGGCAGATCAACTTGAATTAATCAACAAAGCTGCCGAGTCTCAACAGGCTATTGATGATGCAAGAAAAGAAGTTAACGCACGGTATTACACTGAAGCTCAACGATTTGCAAGGGAGCATCAAGATAATATTGATAAGGTCACACTTGCGTACGCTGGTACACCACAGTTAAAAGAAAAGCTTGCTCAAGAGGATGCATTATATGCTGCGCAAATCGCAAAACTTGAGTCCGATAAAAAGGAAGAGTATAACCAATACTTTGCTTTTGAAACTGATCGAATCAAGCAGATTGAACAAAACTTTGATCGACAAAAAGAGTTAATTGACACTAATGCCGAATATGAGTACGGGAAATCGAAAAAAGCTTTAGAGATTAAAGCTGCTCTTGAGCGTCAAAAACAAGTTGAAATTGCTGCCGTAAAACGCGAAGAAGATGCACAAATTCAGTCGGCGTTTGAGGGTTATCTAAACCAGACCGAAATTGTTGTGAAGCGTTACCAACGTGAACGTGAAGAAATACTTCAAACTTATAGTTTAAGTAAACGTGTTCGCGAAGAGTTGGCAAAATCTAAGGATTATGCAATTTTTGAAACTTTAAACCAAGCCTCTGACAGCGTGTTTCAATCTGGGTTAATCTCGAGACAATCTATGTTGGAACGAGAGGACCCGATAAATGCTCAAAAATGGGCTTTACAAAATCAATCTTCATCTGATTTTAGTAGCTTGAATCAATCATATAATGATGAAGTGTCTGGCATTAAATTGATTGAAAATGAGAGTGAGCGTAACGCTCAATTGTTGGCTGCTCGTGAACAGTTTTTGAAAGCAAAAGCAGACTTAGATAAAAAGTATGCTCAAGATGAAATGGATCTAAATAGGTCACTTTACGACTCACAATTAAGTCAATTAAGCAGTTTAACGGGTCAATTATCTAGTTATTGGTCTAATATGACAGGCATTGTTAAAGATGCAGCAGGCGAACAGTCTGGCATCTATAAGGCAATGTATCTTGCTCAACAGTCATTTGCAATTGCTTCTGCCACTATTAATGCTTTTCAGGCATACAACCAGATTCTTGCAAGCCCATGGTATCTTGATGTGATTAGCAAGCAGACGGCTGCCACTTTGGTGCTAGGCATGGGTATGGCAAATGTCGGAATGATTGCAGGTCAGACTATTGCAGGTATGGCTCATAACGGTATAGACAATATCCCGCGTGAAGGTACATGGCTTTTAGATGGTGGTGAACGTGTACTAAACCCTCAACAGAACAAAGATTTGACGAATTATTTAAATAATCGTCAAAACGGGTCTAGTGAGGGCAATGTGCAAATCAGTCAACAGATTACGTTTGCTGATGGATCCGCAAGCGTCAACACACAAGGGCAAAAGCAAATTGCTGAATCTCTGAATAATGCAATGGATGCTTGGGCTAGACGAGAAAGTCGTCAAGGTGGGGTCTTGTTTAATCTTGTGAGACGTTAATTACCCAAGTTTAACCACTTAAACCCAAATAAACCCACTTAACCGAGTGGGTTTTTTAAGGAGGCTTACTTTCTACATGAGCAACCGTAAATTCACTTGGTGCCAAGATTTAGAGGGTAATTCAGGTTCGCAGAGCTTTAATACGTTATCAAGTAAATTTGGTGACGGTTATGAGCAGAATACTTCAATTGGTATCAATAACCGATCTGGTACATGGCAATACACTAGAACAGCAGTAAAAGCCGAAATTATGCAAATCAAAGCGTTCTTCGATCAGCACAAGGGAGCGGACTCGTTCCTTTGGGATT